AGTATATCCATTTGCAGTTGTAAATCTATGATAAGCCATTGGATTTACATAATGAGCTCTATTGCTATCAGCATAAAGTCTTAAATAATCAGAAGTATCTCCAGCTTCGTATAAATATATATCATTAGTATTTGTAAGTATATATCCTATTTCTGGAGTACCAGCTCTTGATGTCCAAAATTCTAAATTACCAGCTCTACCAGATTCACTTCCATCTAATAAATGACTTTCTATTCTTGCTACTTGCGTAGTACCACTTTGACTATGTCCAAATATTAAACTGGAACCACTACCTGCACTTGTAGCTGTATTTCTAAGTTCTAAAGTAGGATTAGAGTTATATCCTAATTTTGCACTACCAGTTTCAGACATTAAAAACATTACTTTACTTGTTGTTCTATTGTAAAAATATAATTGAGAACTATCTTGTTCTATACTTACTACATCAGCACCACTTCTAGTAAATCTAATCATGTGGTCACCACTACCAACTACTCTAAGGTCACCATTAACGTCTAATTTAAAACTTGGAGAACCTTCATTTATACCAACTTTATCAGCCGAAGCATCTACTTTTAAAAGATTTGTTTGCGTATCACCTTCTACTCTAAAGTCTGCATTGTGTCCACCGTCATTAACAACTAATCCATATTGAAAATATGAATTACCACTAACATTTAAATCTCCTTGTACACTTGTATTTTTATTCATAGTTACAGTATTGACTCCCCAAGTCTGCAACATAGAACCATTAGTAGTATCTCTCATATACAATACATTTTCTGTGGTATTATTATATTGAAGAAAGTTAGTATTTCCATTTTCAAATGATACACCATAACCAGTAGTAATAGTAGAACTTGCATTTAATGTAGTAGTACTTGCTCCGACTGAAGTAACGCTACCTTTAAATACTCCATTACCACTTCCGTTAACAGTAAACCAAGTATCTGTAAATGGAGCAGTAGCACTATTAGTTACAGCTCCAGTTGCAACAGTTGTATCTCCTACTGCAAATACAGTATCTCCTACTAAAGCTATACCATGTCCAGAAGTAGAATTACCAGCAGATTTTAAATAAGTATAATCTCCTATGTTTGATTGCCAATAATTAAATAAAATATCATGAGTAGTTTCGTTACTCCAACCACTATTAACTATTTTTAATAAAGAATTACTAGTACCTGAAAAGTTTAATCGAAAATGTGTTGATGCAGCACTATAGCCAGTAACAGAAGTATTTTCATTCAATTTAACATAATTACCAGTATTAGATAATTCAATTTGATATGCTAATGTTCCACCAGAATCTTTAGTACCAAATCTTAAACCACCAGAATTAGTGTTATTTAGTATATTGCTCCAATCTCCAGCATTGGGTAAATCTAAAGTAGAACCACTAAATCTTAAACCAGGCTCTACGGTTGCTGTACTATCTGTATTTCTTGTCAGAACACCGTTGTTAGTAGAACCAGACATTGATATTCCTCCACTTTGAGAATCTACATACGCTTTAACACTTTGTTGTGTAGGAACATGACTATCACTATCAGAAGACATATTGTCTTCATCTTTAGTTGGAAGCCTATCTATATTTACTGAACCTGTTAAATTACCAGCATCTAAATAATGACTACCGTGACTTCCGTCTAAAAGGTCTGCATCTAAACCACTACTAGCTCCATCATTATCTTCATTCCAAATTTTAAACCAACTTGTATTACTACCACTACCACCAAAAGTAGAACTATTACCTCCTCTCCATTGTAAACTACCACCGCCTGCATGATAATCGGCAGCTATTTGAAATCCAGTATCAGATAAATTATTAAACGTAACTAAAGTACCATAATTCATACTAGGTAAATTAGAATAACCCGAATCTATTCTATAAATACCGCTTGTAGAAGCACTATCTGCGTCATTAGAAGCGTCTGTAGATAATCTATAATTACTTCTAATTGCAGTAGTAGGTATTCTTGCTATATCGAATGTGCCACTAGTAATCTTACTTGTAGCTAAGTTTGGTATTCTTGCAGTACTAAATGTACCAGATACTACTCTACTTGTAGGTATATCATCAAGTAATGCTAACTCACCTAATCCTAAATCAGTACGAACTTCTGCAATACTTCTACCCTCAATAGTATTAGCATCAGTAAACTTAGCAAAGTCATTATCTACTGGTGTTCCACTTGTGTCTACTGTACCAGTATTTGATGTTAATCCACTAATTCTACTAGTTACGTGATCGTATATTTGGTCGCCAGTTGCTAAGGTTGTAGCACCATTAGAAACTGCAGCGGTGTTTAAAACAGCTCCAGTTCCTAATCCTAAATTACTTCTTGCACCACTAGCACTAGATGATCCAGTACCACCATTAGTTACTGCTAAATCAGTACCAGACCAATTTGAATTATTAATAGTAGAACTACCACCAATAGCTGTTAAACCAGTAGCTGCAGTAGTACCATCTCCGACATATAATGCATTATTGCCAGAATCAAAAATTAATTCACCTTCAGCTGGTGTTCCAGCATTAGAGAGGTTAGTACCTCTTTTAATCTGTAATTTATTACCCATTAATTACTAGAATGTTCCGCAATCTATATCGTATTGGTCTATTGTATTATGTACTGATGAACTAATACCTTCTAAATTTGCACATATAGTATGTGATTTAGCTAATGCATTTACATTAATACTAGATGCTGCACCTGGCTTATCTTGTAATCCTTTAAAGAAAAACCATTTAGCTGCTGAACCGTCATAACCTAAGCCATCGTATAAATACAAATCACTACCACCTGTATCATTATCTCTTGGGAAAAAGATACCAACATCAACAGCATTTGCTTCTGTTCCTGCATCTTCAATCTCATCACCAAGTTCTAAGAAGTTATCACCTATAGAAACTGTAGTTGAATTAACTGTTGTAGTAGTACCATTTACAGTTAAGTTTCCAGCTAATGTCATGTTTCTAATTCCAGTAATATCTTTATTACTATCTAACACAACTGCTTTAGTTGCTTGTGCGGTACCTACTGAAGATACATCAACATAATTAAGTTCAGCTGTAGTTGAAGTAACTCCATCTAACTTGTTTAATTCTGATGTGCTTGCAGTTAATCCATCTGTTTTATTTAGTTCTGTAGCAGTTGCTGTTACACCATCTAAAATGTTTAACTCAGCTGCTGTTGAAGTAACTCCATCTAGAATATTTAACTCTGCTGTTGTTACTGTTGCTCCATCAAGAATATTTAGTTCTGCTGATGATGCACTTGTGTACGAACCTACTATCAAAGCATTAAGTTCTGTAGTAGATACTGTACTATTGTCACTACCTAATTTACCAATGTATAATTTATTATTACCATTAGACCATGCTAACTCACCATATCCTAATGTTAAACTAGATACATCTGTGGCATTATAGGTAGATGTTCTTTTAATCTGTATTTTATTTGCCATTAGAATATCCCTCCATTTATATCCTCATTTTGCAGAAGTACGTCTGCATCTTTTACACTAATTGTTGTTTGTCCTCCAGATTCAGCTGTAACAATACCAGTTCCTGCTACTATATCTGAACTAAAGTTATCTGCTTCTGTAATGACTACATCTGTAGTACCATTATCAATCTTTAATTTATTGTTATCATAAAACACTAATTTTTTATAAGCATCTTTAATTTTATTTGGTCCTGTTAAACTTCCGCCCATTATGTTGTCACTCCTATATCGTCATATGTTGGTTCACTTACATCTGCTACATCACTATAAGTAGGATTAGCTACTGCACTTACATTACTAAAAGTATATACACTTCTTGTAATATCAGTATAAATACTACTGCTTGGATCACTTATATCACTAAGTGTCACATCAGCTGGTAGTGATAAGTCTGTAAAATTACCATCTGTGTTATCATTAAAATGTTGTTCAAGCTCATCAAATGATACATTAATATCACTAAATGATGCTAAACCAAAGTTTCCTTTCTTCCAAGTATTAGCCATTTCTACCTTGACCTCTATATTTTTTTACGTAATATTTCTTACTACCTTTAGTTCCAAACTTGGTATTAACACTATTACCTTGTCTAGTTTTCTTTTTGCCATTAGTATGTCTGGCTACCTGTGGTCTTAAACCTCTCATGCAAATGTTTTTACATTGGTAGGTTTACCACCAACGCCTTGTTTCTTAGCACGTTTTCTTCTAACTGCAGACTCTATTTGTGTCTTTGTCATACGTGCAGCTTTAGCAGCAGGTACACATTTAGGATACCCACGCTTACTATTGCTTGCAGATTTACGACCACATTTATTATAGCCACCGTTCTTTTTCTTAGAACTAATGTCTACCCAGTCTTCTTTAAACCATTTCTTTAAACCAGTCTCTGCCATTACTTACCTTTTCTATATCTCCCACCACGTTTCTTGTATGTTCTTACAAGCCATGCATTAGCATAAGCAGAAGGATATACCTTAAACTTTCTTTTAGCTTCTGACTTTACTCTACTATATAAAGCTTTATCTATAGGATGATTCTTAGCCATATTATTTCTTCTTTCTTTTTTTAGCTGCTAATATTTTTTTCTGTAAAGCAGGTGGTAATGTTTTTTGTTTAGCTGTTAAACCTGCTGGCTTAGCTTTTTTTGGTCCTTTTTTAGAAGGACTACGTTTTGGTAATTTTGGTTTCTGAATTTTTTTTGGTCCTTTTTTAGGTTTACCTTTATATAAAAGATTTCTAACTTTAGGCTTTTTCTTACCTACCATTTTCTTTTTTTTCTTAGGTCTTCCAACCTTACTTCCATATGTACCTGGTCCTTGTGGCATCTTATCCTCCTAGCACTTCCATCTTCTACGTGCTTGTCTTAGTCTTGAATTTGGATTTCTTGCTGCTTTTGGAAACTTCTTCATTTGTCCTAAAGATCTAGCACAAAATGACTTACGTCTCTTTGCAGCCTTGCTTCCCTTTTTTACTTTACCAGTAACTGCTGTCTTTAACTTACTACCAGGGTTTAATCTTCTATAAGCTTTTACCCCAGCCTTAGTCATACCAGCACCTTTTTTAGTTGGTCTAAAATTTTTCTTATTTCTTGCTGGCATCTTTGAACGCTTACGTGGCATTACTACTCCTAATAATTAGTTGGTTTTACACTTCTCATACCAGATACTCTACCTCTATTAGCAAATGTTTTACCTTCTTTAATACCTTTTTCAAACTTCTGATTAAAGTATGGTGCCATTTGTATCATATCTGGTTTAGTTTCATAACCAAGCGATATAGCTTTATCAACTATATATTGATGAAACTGACCTGGTAATTCACTTTGTTCTGTCATTGCAGAGCTACCACTATCTAATGTATTAAAATGATCTGCTTTCTTATGATAAAACAATGTAATAGTAAATGCTGCATCAACAGATGTAAATCTATTTTTTTCACTTCTTAGTGGATCATATAAAGCAATACCTATTGAATCACGTTCAAACCAATAGACATACTGCTTTGTAGTTCTCGTATATACTCTACTATAATTTGGCATTATGTTATATCCCTATATTCTGGTCTACCTAATAATCTTTTAATTTCTTTTACATTACCATCAGCATCTTGTAAATCTACTGATTTAACTTCTAATATTGAATCTTTCAATCCATAAAATCTTTGATCAGCAACTGTATTAAACTGAGTTGCTTCATCTAATATCAAGGTTCTTTGACAGAATTCATCTGATGCTTGATTTAACAAATGAATTATTTCATTAGTACCAAGTTCTGGATGATGTTTTTTTACTTGATCAATCATCTGCTGTAATTTCATCTGCTTCTCCTGTTTGTTGTACGCCTATATATTGATTTAAAAATGATAATAAATCTTGCGTTACCTTAACATACTGACTTTCATACCATGAGTATTGCTGTGTATCAGCTTGTAAATCTACCTGATAGTTTTGTAAATATGTTGAGATTTGTTGCATCATTGTTTGTGCTAATTCTGGATCTTCATCAGCTATAAAATCCATAGATATATCAAAATACTTATCATAATCTCTTTTATCAGCATCTGTACCAATAGCACCTGCTGCCATATCTGCTGTTAATTCTGTACCAGATGAAACATTAGGTTTACGTATCTGGTTCATAATATATCTTAACAGTTCTCTAGATGCATATAATATAACACCTCTTTCTAATTCATCTGGCAAATTGCTAATAGATGTATCTCCTAAAGCAACAGATGTATCTGGAGTAATATGTTTTACTAAAGCACTTTGTCCATTAGCAGGAGTTGGTATAACATTTAAAGTTCCGCTTTCTATATAATACTTAGGGTCCAACTTACTAGTATAATAAATACTATTAACATCTGTATAATCACCAGCATCTTCTGGTTTTATTTCAATAGCTTTTCTATTACGTGAACCATCATTTCTAGTAACACTTACAATTTGCAATACTGATGCAGTGCTCATAGTTGTAGGTGAACTATTTAATGTTGTAGAACTTGTCATTCTATTAGCTATATCTGATATAACCATTAGACTTTTTGTAATAAACTTTACACCTTCTGCTAAATATAATGCAGCTTCTGATGTATAATCAGGACTATCTATATCACCAACTATTGCTTCTATCTCTGTTTTAAAACTCATGTTTCTCCTAATTTTGTGGGGGAGTATATTTCAACTCCCCCATATGTATTAACTAAACTGTAACACAGTGTGTGTTTCAGGAAGTTGAATTTCAAGACCTGCTTCTGTAAGAATCATGTCTTTTCTTCCGTCAACATCTCTGTTTTGAACATTAGTAATAATTTGTGTATCTCTTGATACTCCATTACCAACTAATGGTCTATAAGCTACGTTGTTTAGATCAATCATAATTGCAGTATTTTCATACTGGTTTCTAAATAATGGTTCCATTACTAGGTTTAAATTACCATATAATGTAGATATTCTAGTAACCAAGTGACCAAATTGTCCCTCGATATTTTGAATATCCATTCCACTACCAACTTGTGAGTTCAATGCCATAGTGTTACCTAGGAATGAAGAACCACCAAGTTTGTTAAAGTATGACATAACTTTTCTTGAACATAGAACAAGTTTCTCTCCACTGTTTCCAGATTCTGGTGAGAATACATCTTCCATTGCGTCAATAAAAGTGTCATATGAAGCTGAACTATATGAGAAAGTTTTCACTTTACCAAAACGTTCAGTGTAAGGTACAATACCATGAGTTCTACGTACTGGACCAGTTGCTGTTGAGTCATCTATTCCAATACCGAATAACATAGCGTGCTCAAGATCCATCTTATGTTCCATAAGTTTTTCTTGATATACTCTCATGTATTCATTGTTTACTCCACGATATCTTGTAGCTAAAGCTGTACCAGAGAATAGAGGTACTGAAGTCTTAAAGATTTGACAGTATCCTTCTCTGTTGT